GGCGTCCTGCGCGGGCAGGAGCTGAATTCCGTGATGCTGGGCCTGCCCAATGTGGCCAAGGCAATCGCGGACTATATGGGGGTCGGGCTGGCGGAGATGCGGGCCATGGCCGCAGAGGGCAAGGTGACGGCGGACATTGTGAAAAACGCGCTGCTGCAATCCGCCGCGGAGACTAACGAGCAGTTTGAGAACATGCCCCGGACCTGGAAACAGGTCATGAACCTGATGAAAAATGAGGCGGTCCGGGCGCTCCAACCCGTCTTTGATTTGCTGAGCCGGATCGCCAACAGCCAGTTCGTGGACAATGCGATTGCGGGCTTAGCGAACGCTCTGCGGATGGTGGGCGCCGCGGCGCAGTTCGCGTCGGACCACGCGGAGGACATCTTGAACGTACTACAGGGGCTGGCCCCTGCGCTGGGTATTGCCGCCGCCGCGTTCCTAGCCTATAAAATCGCCGTGGGAGTCGCCACGGCCCAGCAGTGGCTTTTAAACGCCGCCATGACGGCGAACCCAGTAGGGCTGGTGATTGCAGCAATAGTCGCTTTAATCGCAATTATGGTATATCTCTGGGAGACGTGCGAAGGTTTTCGAGATTTTTTCACAGAGGTATGGGCCCACAATATGCGGGTAATTTCCGGATTTATCTCTAACGTTTCCGCGGGGTTCCGGTCCTTTGCTGAGTTTGTCGTCAACTGCTTCGCCGATATGGGCGTTGGGGTGATCAATGCCATAAACGTCATGATGACGCCCCTGAGAAATTTCGTTTCTGCTTATAATTCTACGGCGCAGGTTTTCGGAAAAAAGACAATTGATGCAGATTTCACACTCTCCACTAGCGGTATCGAAGCGGCCAGGCAGAAAGCGCTGGGACTCGTCCGCAAACTTACTCTGCCTGCGGAATGGGACACGAATAAAACCGGGGAGCTCATAGAGTCGTGGAAGGAAGATATCCGCGATTTCAGCATTGTGGATTTTGTAAAAGAAAAAATCTTTGGAAGTTCCGCTTTTTCCGACCTCGCGGCTCTGGCGGCTAAAATCGCGAATGGACAAACCAGCGGCGTGACCGGCATCCCCTACGGCGAACTGATGGGATTGCTGGAGGGCATCGACGAGTCGGTCAAGGACGCGGGCGCGGCGGCGGCCAAGGCCGTGGATATGACCCAGGAAGATCTGAAGGAGCTGATAGACGTGGCGGAGCGGCGGTATGTGAACAACGTCAATCTGACGGCCCAGACCCCGGTGATCACCGTCAACGGCGCCAACACCGGCCGCACGGCGGCGGACCGGCAGAATCTGGCGGACACCATCCGGGATATTCTGATTGAGCAGACGGCCTCCGGCGCGGTGCGCACGACAGCGAGGACTTTTTAACAAAGGGAGGCGGGGGCTGATGGCGGAGAACAATTTCGGGCTGTTTTTCACGCGGGAAGATTTGGTTGTCCGGCTCCCGGTCAACCCGGCCAAGCTGCCGGATGCGCGGGACACGGACAACGGCTCCTATAATGTGCTGGGCATCGGGCCCGTCATGGTCCCCAGAATCCCCCGGCAGCGGGAGATCTCGATATCCTCCTATTTCCCGGGGCGCATGTTCCCCGGCGTGCTGACCGTGGGAGGCTTTAAGCCGCCGGAGTTTTATATCGGGTTCTTTCACAATGCCATGATTGACCGGGTTCCCATTCTCTACACCCCCGTCCGCTACTACGAGAACGGGGAGCCCTTCATGACGGGAGATACCGGCTTTCAGGTCCTGGTGACGCAGTTCAAAACCGAGGAGCGGGGCGGGGAGACCGGAGATTTCTATTATGATTTGACTCTGACGGAATACCGGGACTATGCCCCAAAGTCCGTCCAGCTCAAGCAGGAGACCGGCGGGGTGCCCGATATGTCCCAGAACGGGCAGACAGTGTCGGAAGCGGCTGAGCCCACGAGGGAGATGCCCGCCGGGCAGCTGGCGGTAGGGGTGACCGCCGTGGCAAACGGCCCCTGGTACGCCTCCAGCTACGGGGACGAGCCCCATGGGAACGGGAACGGGCGCACCGTGAAGGTCTCCCGCATGGTGGATGCGTCCCGGGCCTACCCGGTTCACGTGACCACGCCCGCCGGCGGCCCCCTGGGCTGGATGAAGGTGGACGCGCTCCAGGCGGTGCGCGGATGAAAACGGAGCTTTACATTGCCAATAAGTCCAGCGGAAAGGTCTGGGAGTGCTCCAACAGCGTGACGCAGGTCACCTGGTCCACCGAGCGGACCGGGGCCCCGGGCACGCTGAAATTCACGGTGCTCAAGGGCGGGAATCTCTCCTATACCGAGGGGGACGAGGTGCGCTTTTCCGTGGACGGGGAACTCCAGTTCTTCGGCTGGGTCTTTACCAAGGTCAAGAACCGCTGGGGGGAGATTGAAACCACCTGCTACGACCGGCTGCGCTATTTCAAGGCCAACGCATCCTATTCGTTTTACGGCATGACGGCGGGGGATATCCTCCGCCAAATTGCCGGGGACCTGCAAATAGCTACAGGGGATATCGAAGATACTGGATACCGGATTCCCTCCTTCATCCAGGAAGATGAGAGCTGCCTGGACATCATGGGGGAGGCCGTCTACCGGACCCTGCTGAACACGGGGAAAATTTACATTTTCTTCGATGACGGAACGGGTGTCTCTCTCCGGGAGTCCGGAAAGATGCTGGCCGGAACGATGGTGGGGGAGGAATCCCTGCTGACGAATTACAGCTACAAAACCGACATCGACGAGCAGACCTATAACTTTATTAAGCTGGCCCGGCCCAACGAGGCCACCGGCGGCGCGGACGTTTTTGAGGTGCAGGATAGCGCCAACATCGGCCAGTGGGGCCTGCTGCGCCTCTACCAGACGGTGGACGGCGACGTCAACCAGGCTCAGGTTGAGGAGCAGGCAAAAGTTATGCTGCGCTATTACAACCGGCGGCTCCGCTCCCTCTCTGTGGAGGCGTTGGGCCTGCCAGGCCTGCGCGCCGGCCAAATGCTGCTTATGCAGGTGCCGGGGCTGGGGGATATAAACCTGGACCAACGAGTTCTTTTGGAGCGCGTGCAGCACACCTGGAAAAATGACAGCCACACAATGAGCTTTGATACGTTGTCAATTTAAGGGAGGCTTTTATGCAGCTGGCAGATATTTTAAATCAGATGATAGCCCAAAACGTGGCGGCTGGCCAGCCGACGGAGCTGTGCATAGGCACGGTAAGCCAGGCGGAGCCGTTGGAGATAATCGTCAATCCAGCTATGCCGCCTCTGCCGAGCGAGGTGTTGTATTTAACTTCTGCGGTTGTGGAGCGCAAAATTCCGATACTCAAACATACGCACAATGCTATTGGTTTAGGGCACAGCCATAGCTGCCCAGAGGGCGGCACCAGCACCGATTTAACTGGCAGTTATGAAACCACAGCTGCTTTGGAGGAGATTGTTTGCACCGAGCACGGCCAAAAACTGCCGGTGGAGGGCGGTTTTATCATCTTAAACCGGGCCTTGGCAGTGGATGATAAGGTGCTGCTGTTGCAAGTGCAGCACGGGCAACAGTTTGTGATTTTGTCCCGGCTTTTTGGTGCAGTTAAGGAGGTGGAAGCGTGAGTTTGCCGCAAAGTAATATTGACGTTAGCGGCGGGGTGGAGTTTGTGAGCCAGCCCTCGCTGACTTGGTATATTAACAAGGAAACCGGCCGTATTCAGAACAGCATCAGCGGTCTGGCGGCGGTGCGTCAGGCGGTGGAAATTATCCTGAATGTGGAGCGGTTCCGCTGGCAGATATTTTTGCCCAGCTCCGGCGTGCAGCTGAACGATCTGCTAGGCCTGAATTTTGGTTATGTGGCCCTGGAGCTGCAACGGCGGATTAAGGAGGCCCTAGCTCAGGACGATCGCATTTTGGGCATTGCTGATTACCAATGCACGCAAAAGGACGATTTCCTGCTGGCCAGCTTTACGGTGAACAGTGTTTTTGGCGATTTTGCCACGGAAACGGAGGTGACCAGATGATTGATTTAAGCGGTTTTAACTACCGTCAAATTTTGCAGCAGATGTTGGCGCAAATTCCGGCCAGCTTTGACAAGCGGGACACTTCGCCGATACCAACCGCCCTAAGCCCTGCCGCCTACGCGTTGGAGGGCTTTTATATTACCCTGAATGCGGTGCAAAGTTCTGCCTTTATCCAAACGGCAGGCGGGCAGGCTTTGGACTATCTGGCCGTGATTGGCAACGTCAGCCGGGCCCAGGCCAGCCCTGCGGTGCGCTTGGGCGTGTTTAACACGGCGGTGCCGCTTGGGGCCCGTTTTTCTACCATCAACGGGGCGGATAGTATTAATTTTGTGGTGACTGCGGCCACGGCTAACCCGCTGCAATATCAGCTGACGGCGGAAACGCCGGGAGCCATCGGCAACGAATACACTGGTAGCATTTTGCCGATAACCGTGGTGAATGGGCTGACCCAGGCGCAGCTGACGGATATTTTGATACCTGGCGATGACACGGAAACCGACGAGGAATTGCGGGCCCGCCTGATTGCTGCACTGAACAGCCCGGCCTTTGGCGGCAACGTGGCCTCTTACCGAGAATATATTATGGGGTTGGACGGCGTGGGCGCGGTGCAGATTTATCCGGTGTGGAATGGCGGCGGCACGGTGAAATGCTCCATTTTAGGGGCGGATTTGCTGCCAGCCAGCAGCGTTTTGGTGGAGGCGGTGCAGAACGCCGTCGACCCGCCGCTTAATCAGGGGTTGGGCCTGGGAATGGCGCCGATTGGCGCTAAAGTTACCATCAGCGCGGCCACTGCTCTGACGGTTGACGTGGCGGCGGATGTGACGTTGGCCGCAGGATACAGCATTGCCCAGGTGCAGCCTTTGGCAGAGGCGGCGATTGCCGAATATCTGCTGGAGGTGCGGCGCGGCTGGGGTACGCCAATAAACGACACCACGGCGGCTTATGCGGCTAATGTGTATCAATCCAGAGTTTTGGCGGCTATTTTGGGCGTAACCGGTGTGGTGAATGTAACCAATGTGACGCTGAACGGAGCGGCGGCCGACCTGCGTCTGATTGAGAGCGGCGAGCTGCAACAGGTTCCGATTATGGGGACGGTGACGTTAAATGGCTGAGTGGGATTTGGACACAGATTTGCTGGCTTTGTTGCCGCCCTGGTATCGGGAGGTGCTGGATTATCAGCAGATATGCGGTGCGGAGGCGGGGCAATTTATTGCTCTGGCAGATAGGATAAGAGATGTTGGAGATAACTTCTATTTTCAAACGATGAATGAAGCGGCGGTGGCGGAATGGGAGCAGATTTTTGATATTGTAGCCAACCCACTGACAGAAAACCTGGAATTTAGGCGTAATCGTTTAATTAACCGCATTAATTTACGAGTGCCATTTACGATGACGTTTCTGTATAAAAAGCTAGATGAATTGATTGGCCCTGGCCAGTGGACGGCAGAAATGGATTACGCCAATTATACGCTGTATATTGAATCAACTGCTGTAAATCAGGAATGGGCGATTGAGATTGCCTATACTTTGGGGCGGATTAAACCGGCGCATATTGTCTATATTAATCGGCCTTATGTGGCGGATAGGTTGCAGTTGACCGAGGAGGTGGACTGGAGCAAAGGAATTTACAACTATAGGCTGGGCGCGTGGGGATTGGGCAGCCTGCCTTTTGCTCAGATACAGTTTGGGGAGGTGATTAAAATGGCGAGCACGCCAAGCCTGACCAATGATTTGTTGGCTGACGTGGCCGGTTTTGTGGCTGAAGATGTGGCGGCCGCTTTGATTAATGGCAATATTCGGATTGACAGCCTGACCAAAGCACAGAATGGCAATATTTTGACAGTTTCCTACCCGATAACGCCAGCGGATACGGAGGTTATAACTTCTCTTGCTTTACTGAGCGCCGACGGTCAGGTTTTAAGCCAGGCCACAGTTTATGTGCCGGTTGTTGAAAACATAATGCTAAAACATAATATAAAGGTTGAAGAGGGAGGGAAAATAAATGGCTAATAAACCTTTGCTAAACCCTTTGCCGGCAGATTTGCCGGAGAATTGGCAAATCAATCAGATTGTAGCTCCAACGGGGGCTGAGGTGGGCCTGGCTGAACAATATGGTTATAACTATTTGATGGCTCAGTTAAATGCGGCTCAGCAGGCGATTAATAATATTAATGAGGCTTTTCCGGGGCTGGCTGGGTTGGTTGATGGGGTTTTGCCTGTTTCTCAAGGAGGCACTGGGAATAATAGAGGTTATGTAAGAGTTGGACAGAAACCGAATACACATATAGGATCTCGTTCTACTATTGAAGGTTTTCTCAACGAGGTAAGCGGAGATAATGCGCATGCAGAAGGTTTGCATAACCTTGCAAGTGGTAACTGTACTCATGTTGAAGGATTGGCCACAACATCAAACGGAGAAAATTCGCATGCTGAGGGGGGAGACACTATTGCAGAAGCGTGGAATTCTCATGCTGAAGGTTTTGATACTACAGCAGCCGGAGAATGTTCTCACACTGAGGGTTATGGTACTATTGCAAGTAATTTTGCCAGTCACGTCGGTGGTAAATTTAACAAATTAATGACAACGGGAGGATCTAGTTCTAATAAAGTAGGCGATGTATTTGTTATTGGTAATGGTATTGGCGAGAATACTAACAGAAGCAACGCTTTTCGTGTTACCTATGCTGGCGCAGTTTACGGTCCATCTGCATTTAACGCCAGCGGCGCGGATTATGCTGAATATTTTGAGTGGCAAGACGCCAACCCCGAGGCAGAAGATAGGGTTGGCTTTTTTGTTACCCTGCAAGGGGATAAAATCTGCCTGGCTCAGGCCGGGGATTACCTGCTGGGCATTGTGTCCGCCAACCCCTGCATTATCGGCAACGCCGATGAAGATTGGCTGGGCCGTTGGGAACACGATGATTTTGGCCGCTTTATTCAAATTGACGTGGAAACGCCAGTTACCGAGTTGCGGCATAAGGAAGTACCATTGCTTGATGAAAATGGCGAACCCACCGGGGAAGTAAGCTTTGAAATCGAAGAAGTGCCTACCGGCGAGGTTATTCACGGCTGGGATTACAAGCAAAACCCGGATTATGACAGCAGCCAGCAATACATTGAGCGCAAGGACAGGCCGGAATGGGCCGCCGTTGGTATGCTGGGTGTGCTGGCCGTGCGGGATGACGGCAGCTGTCAGGTAAACGGTTTTTGTCAGTGCGCGGATGGCGGCATTGCCACTGTGGCGGAAAAATATATCCCCGGCCAGACTTATCGGGTGATTGCCAGAGTGACGGAAAACATTGTAAAAGTGGTTTTTAGATAAAAAAGGGGGAGTTGATGTGAAAGAAACAATTTGCACAGTTTTAGGTTTGGTTTTTGGTTATATAGCCAGCCTGTTCGGCGGTTGGGACGCTGCCATCAGCACTCTGGTTTGTTTTATGGCAATGGATTACATAACCGGGCTGATTGTGGCCGGTGTGTTCCATAAGTCCGGAAAGACGGAAAGCGGAGCCTTGGAAAGCGGCGTTGGCTGGAGGGGCCTCTGCCGCAAGGGAATGACCCTGGCGGTGGTTCTGGTGGCCTGCCGTCTGGATATGGTTATAGGCAGCAATCTGCTTCGGGACGCTGCGGTTATAGCCTTTATTGCCAATGAAACAATTAGTATTGTCGAAAATGCAGGGTTGATGGGCGTGCCGGTGCCGCCGGTTATTGTACAAGCTATTGAGGTGCTGAAGAAAAAGTCTGAGTTAGACAACAAAAAGGATGGTGATTAAAATGCGCTATCCATTTGACAAGTACAAGCTTGGCACCAGATTTGGCGCAGCAGGTAATCTTTGGAAGTGTGGCTACCATAGCGGGCAGGATTTTCTGTCCGCTAATTATGGTGGCGATGGGGTGGTTTATCCAATTTACGCCGGGCAGGTGTTAAAAGTAAGCAGCGGCGGTGCTTATGGCAACTGTGTGCAGATTAGGCACGCTGACGGATATATTAGCCTTTACGCACATTTGCGGATTGTGTATGTGAAGCCTGGAATGTTGGTTGATGAGCAAACTGCGCTGGGTCTGGAGGGGGCAACCGGTAACGTGACTGGTAAGCATCTGCATTTGGAAGTGCACAAAGGGCAGTATCATTACCCAGCCAGCATTGACCCGCTAGCGTTCATCAAGGAGAGATTGGGAGGTGATGAAGTGGAAAAGCAGCTTAAAATCCGGCTGAATGGCTTGGAAAAGCAGGTGCAGGCCATTGAAAAGGCTGGGCATAATTATGTTATGTTGCAGGATTTGCGGGACAGTAGGATTGATATTGGTTATGACAGTAAGGCCGGGGTGCCAGTGGTGGAAGTGAGATAATAAAAAAGCGGCAGTGACTTCTTTGGTGGAAGTTGTTGCCGCTTTTTTGTTTAAATTTCTTTTCAAAAAAATATAAAAAATTACCAAAAAGGAATTAAAGTGCCTGTCATAATCCGCCATTTTCTTTTATGCTTAAAGCAAAAAAAGGAGGTGACTATTATGAAATCAAAAAAGATAAGAGCACTGTTGGATCACAAAAAATTTGCTGAGGAATTAAAGAAATTGGGCAAAACGCAGGAAGAGTTTGCTGAGGATATGGATATGTCAGACCGCTATGTGCGCATACTTTCAACGGTTGATAGGAACGTATCAATATCTCTGGCTTATGCTTTTAGTCAAGCGTTTGGTGTGCCTATTGAATATTTGCTGCTTGTTGTGGAGGATAAATAAGAATAAATGAAAAAAAGCTTGCCGACCAATTTAAGCCGACGAGCTTTTTTCATTTTGTAAATTTGATTACCATACCTATCATTGAGGTTTTTATATAATATCTTATTGAGGTTTAGACCGCCAAACACCAATAAAGTATAATAAGTTATTTCAAAAAAATACTTAATTCATCGTGCGGTTTTTTTCGATAGGTTATCTTTTCAAAAACGCCAGATAACAGTTTGTTTTTAGTTGGTAAATCTGCTTGAGATTGAATCATGTCTTTAATATCTGCAATTTTGATAGTTGTTACTGGTGCTGGTTCAGCCTGAGCCATTTCCCTTTTTAAAGTGGCTTGTAATGAATTGATTTGAGTCTGTAATTTGGTTTTATTCTGACCATATTCTTCTAAAGTATCAATACCAACTAAATAAGCTTCTTTGGCCTTTTGTAAAATGCTTTCTAATTTGTTGATTTCCTGCTTTATTGCAGCACTTTCAACGCTTGACTGTTTCTTTTCATTTTTGATATACAGGTACTGATCGTTTTGGGCCATACAGTCAAGTTCGTCAAGTATCATTGTCTCAAGTTTGCTTGCGGTGATGAAACAAGAGTAACTGCATTTACCATGACCATAGCTATGGCACTGAAAGCCTTTATGTATATTAGAATACACCAGGGTGGAATCGCAGTTAGCGCAACGTACCAAACCACATAGATAATGTTTTTTGCTCTCGGTAGGGCGGTCATGGGGTTTGCGCGTTGCCTTGGCTGTGTGGTATTTATCATTTACCTTTTGCCATAATTCCTCAGAAATGATTGGCTCATGCTCTCCTTTTACAATAATAGTGTCGGGGCTGTCGTATATGCGGCGGCTGACGGTTTTTTTTGGCGTCCAGCGGAGGTAGCCTTTGTAAACGGGATTATTGATCATATACTCTATTTGACGATTTTCAAACATATTGCCTCGCTTGGTGCGTATGCCTAGATTATTTAGGTGCCGAGCTATGGCAAAAAGTGAGCTGCCAGACAGGTACATATTGAAAACCATACGTACATACGGAGCCTCCTGCTGGTTGATGGTATAGGTTTGGTTGGGTAATTTATCATAACCAAAAGAGGGGATTGCCTGGATACCGCCGGTGAGGGCCTTTTGGGTCATACCCCGGATAACCTCTTCGCCTAAATTTATCGAATAATATTCGTCCATAGCCTCAATCATAGCCTCGATAAGGATTGACATTTTGTCATCGCCGATATTTTCGGAGATTGACACCACCTCAATGCCGAGTTTGCGCAGCATTGACTTGTAGACAACGGCGTCCTCACGGTTGCGGGCGAAACGGGAGAATTTCCAAAGTAGGATTACATCAAATGGCCGTGGCTTAATTTGGGCAGCGCCTACCATATGGTTAAATTCCGGTCGTTTTGCTGTGTTGCGACCACTGATACCTTCGTCCATATAAATATGGTTGGGGTCAAGAAAAAGGTCATGACTAGCGGCATATTTGCGGATCTCCCTAAGCTGGGCGTCGGGGCTGTATTCCAGCTGATCGTCGGTTGACACACGTATATAACAAGCAGCATTCTTCATAGTGCAAAAATCCCCTCCAAAAATTTAATCAGATAAATTTTTGCTCCTTGTCCTGGGTGTAACCAGGGCAGGGAGCTTTTTTGTTTGAGCGGTTAGTTGATTATCGTTCATAATGCGACCATAAGCTAACGATTTTAATCTTTTTTTCCACTTCAAAGACTTCATAAACTAAACGATGTTGAATATTAATGCGGCGGGAATATAAGCCTCGCAAATTGCCAACCAATTTTTCATAGCTTGGCGGTGTTTGATAAGGGTTTTCTTTTATTACTTCAAGTAATGCTTTTAATTTGTTTTCTAAGTGTGCAGCTTTTAACTTTGGCAAATCGTTAAGCGCAGTTTTGGTATATAAAATATCATACATCTGGCTGCCACTCCTAAAGATCAACTTCACTTTCAGGAACACAATCAGAAAGTGGAGTTGCTTTTCCGGCTAACAATTTTTCTTCCATTTCTGGTATAGATGTTAAATATAAGGTTTCAATTAAGCTGCGATAATCATCTTCACTTAAAATAATGGCGTTGCCAATATCAGTGCTGACGGTTAAAGGTTCATTAAATTTAATGGTTTGTTCTAACATAGATACAATGTTATTGCTAAATGTTGCAATGTTTATATTTGTCATTTTTTCATACCTCCTAGTTTTATTAGCTCCTTGTTCTGGTGCCAGCCAGGGCAGGGGGCTTTTTTATTTGGAAATTAAAATTTATAGTTAATGCCGCTTTGTTTTAAAATTGCGTTTGCTGTGTGGCGAGATTTTATTTTTGTATCAACGGTTACGGAGCGTTGAGTTATTGGACTATACCAAATGTCGTGGTCGCCTTTGCCGCGGCGCAGGAATGTGCAGCCGTATTGCGTTAGAATATTGCGCACTTTCTTTTCATATTCGGCCATTATAAAACAATCCTTTCGTGGCGTTCAGATTTGAATGTTAAAGAAAGAGGGGCGTTGTTGTCGGAATTTAATTCCAGCAATTCTGGCACGGCAAAGCGGGTTCTTTCCAGCAGAGCGTCAAAAGAGCCGGATTCCAGCACCAGGCCGGGAATATCGTCGCTTGTGGCAATCCATACGCCTGCTTCATTGTCCCAGGTAAATTTCACAACATAGTCCATTGTTTAATGCCTCCTTTTTAATTTAGCTTATTGCCTCTTTGGTTGCCGCCAGGGCAAGGGGCTTTTTTATTTAGAAAACTCTTTTGACATCTTGTCTGGCTCCATACTCAATTTTAATTGTGTAAGGAACAGGCTTTTCATATATGCCCCATTTTGTGTGAATATAATTTTCGGTATCATAATAAATGGGCGTATCTTCAACAATATTATCTTGATTGGGTTCAATATTATTGTCAGATTCTGCTTCAGCTATACGGAGCGATTCTCTGTACTGTTCAGCTTTAGCAATTTCTGTAAAAATAACAGTGGCGTTATGATTTTCAGTTACAACTTTTTCAATTTCAGACAGCGGAATACGGAAAAACTCTTTTCTTTGATTAACCTTATTTACTTCATATTTGCGGAATGTTTTATGTAGTATATTTTCTAATGCTGGAGCGTCCTCGCTAAAAATCATAGCGTGAACATCAAATTCAAAAGGAACTGAGGCACTGCCTAATTCTTTTATTCTATCCATTGGTTCCAAACGCCTTGTCATACCTATTTTGTAAATGCCCTCGCCAAAAGAGCCAATATTGGATATTACATAAACAAAGCCAGCTCTGGTGTTTTGTTCTCTTTGTAGAACTTGTTCACGGTCTGCTTCTAATAAAGCCAATTTATCTTCAAGCTCATGAATTTTATCTATGTAAAGTTGTTTCTCAATATCATTGGCTTTTTGCAAATATTTCATTAATTTGTTTATTTCATTTTTGAATTGCTTTTCTTCTTTTTCAAGTTTGTTTTTCTCAAACTCTATTTCTCGACGAACTTTTTCTTCTTCCAGCATTTGTTGGCGTATAAGTTTTTGTTCCTCTTTTTCAGCTTCCTTTTTAAGTTGATAACTATAGGTGCAAATTAATTGAGCTAACTTATTTTCCAAAATACTGGGAGTAAGGCAAACCCCATCCACTGCAAAAATTTTATTTAATATTTCATAGCTTTTGGTAATTTTGCCACGCATGCGGTCAATGTTGGAAGATGTTACACTATTTATGATAATTTGAGTTTCAGCGTTAAAGCACCTTAAAATTTGTTTCGTGTTATCGTTTGCGCTTTTGCGTGTTTGTTCAAGAAAAACCTGCACGGCGGCATTGGATTTAATTAATTCTGTTTCAGTTAGTTTAAGCATTGCTAATTCATTTTTATATTGTTCGGATGTGTAGTTTTCATCAATATATATTTGAGAATATCCAACGAGCGTTGCATTTTCCAAAAGCTCAATTTCATTAAGCAGTTCTTGTTTTTTTCGTTCAAGAATATCTAAGTCGCCCTGTTCATTTTCCAGACGCAAGGAGGACGCTCCGGCTCTATTCTGATAATACTGGTCTGCTTCTGCTTTTTTTTGCTGATAGTATTCATCAGCCTCCTGTTTGTGCTGTTTTGCTTGTTTGGATAATTGACTAAAGTATTTAGTATTAGCAAGTAAATATATTCCGGGGATTAAACAAATTGCAGCAATAGTGATAACAATTAATGAAGATGTTTTGTCCTTCGAAAATAGAATTAAACATAAAAGGGCAGCTCCTAAAAGGCATAATGGAATGCCAAATAATATATTTAAGTACTGTTTTAATTTATTCATCCAAACATTCTCCTGTTAGAAAGGATTTTTAACGTAAGTCAAAGCTTATGCTATCTTGTCCGGCATAAATAGTAAATACAAGACTTTCTTCACTGGTTGTAACAAGTTCAGGTACATTAAATACAATAACTCCGTTTTTGGTTGTCAGTGGATTCATTGCAGAATCATGTAATTCTGCTTCATATCCTATAAGATTAGTTGCTTGATATTCATATTCATCTGCATAGCAAATTCTAGCTCTAATATCGTCACCGTAACTAAATGAGGGAAGAAACGTTTGGGCTTCCTTACTGGTATTTGTTATTTGCAATGATACAACAGCAAATTTATTCCCCTCATCTGGCGAAAAATAAAAATAATCATTATCTGCAAGCTTGTCTTTGAATGAAAATTCTGTTACAGAGATTTCCCAATCATTAAAAGTTGCTGTATCACCTATTTTAAAGTTCTCTGAAACTTCAACTTCTTGATTTTGTTCTTGTTGCTGATTGTTGTTATCAGTGTTTTGGCTAGTAGATGGAGTGTCACTGTTACCACAAGAGGCTGTAAATAAACATACGACTAGAATAAAAGATAAGGTTGTAAAAATTTTTTTCATTGTTAATTCTCCTTTTTTATTTAACTATCCAATCATCTTGCAGAATACCTAGCACCTTGCCAATACATTTTGAATAATTATCAACGGGAACATCTGGATAATCTGGGTTGGTGCTTTCCAAGTGGTCGCCACGATAGGTTTTTATAAATCGTTCACCTCCAATAATAAAAATTCCAATCTCGCCGGGTTCAATAGTTGGCTGATTGCGTACCAGTACGCGCTGGCCGTCAAAAAATTTTGGTTCCATACTTTTACCGCTAACACGCATAATATAGTGGGCCTTAGAGGTTATTGGATTTGCTTGAATTGCTATCATATCAGCTGTGTCATCATCAGCTAACTGTCCGTAACCTGCGGAGGCAGATTGAATAGGGTCAGGTAAATAAATAATATCCCCAGTTAATGGAGCAGAAAGTTCCTCTTTATCTTGTTCTTGGCAGCGTTTATATTCAGTTTCCAATAATCCTGATACCGCCTCCTGACCGTAAGTGTCAAGAGCTCGGTATTTTTTTATGTGAATTATTTCTGCATTTGATGTTAATCTGGTTTGTTTGTTATCTGATGTTATATGTGGATTGTCAGATAGTCCTAATATATAATCTGTGGTTACATTAAACATTTTGGCTATTTGAATAATATAATCATGTCCAGGTTCACGTTCTCCAGTTTCATAATTGGTTATAGTGCGATAAGGTTTGCCTAGTTCATCGGCCAAACGGGTTCTGGTATAACCATTATTTTTGCGGATTTCAATAAGTCTTTCTGAAATGCTCAATTTTGATATGGCCCCCTTCCTTTTATAAATATTATATATGTACCTAGATGAAATGTCAATAAAATTTTACCCGTTTTGGGTAATTAATTTATAAAAGTGTATTGACTTTTGCCCATATCGGGAATATAATTATAATATAAATTTACTCAATTTGGGTAAATATAAAGGGAGGGTAAAAAATGTTTCCAAACATAGATGCTGAACGCGCTAGGCTAGGATTAAGCCGTGTGCAGTTAGCCAAACACTTGAATGTATCAGTTAGTACTTTTAAGAATTGGATGCACGGTCGCACTGAAATACCTGCTTCTAAGGTTGTTGAAATGGCTAAACTGTTTAATTGCTCAACGGATTATTTGCTTGGTCTTGGTATTTCTAAGGATAGTGCGTGAGAAAGGAGGTGAGGGTATGGAACGTGCGGAGGCCAAAGAAATCCTCTGCGAACAATTAAAGCTGCTCGCAGAGGTAAGCAGGAAAGAGGCTAACAAAAAAATTGGTCGAAGACCAGAAGTTTTGTCAAAGTTGACCGATAGTATGTTAGCCCTTGTAACCCGTTTATTTTTTTAGCGGTTATTTAATCTTTTGAGAATGTTTTCATAGAAATCGCTAACTTGCTTGGCGGCTAATTGATTAGCAGTTTCTATGGGCATAGAGCTATCAATACTTTTATAGTCTTGCTTGGTAATTAGTCCGGTTTCTATTGCTTTTAGTGTAAGTTGCAAAGCAATTTCTTTATGCTCCATTTTTTTTCTCCTTTTTCTGGTCCCTAAAGAATTATAGCACGTTTATGAAAAATAGGCAAGGTAAAACAGCGCGTGAGAAAGGAGGTGAGGAAGTGAAACTTATTATTGAAGCAGAACCTAAAGAAATTGCCGCTCTTGTGTTAGCGGTACAGGAGCGGCAAGAAATAAAGATAAGTTCTGAAAAGTCAACAGAGGCCGACATGAAATACCTCAGTCAATATCTTCGTTCTGTTTTGAGCCAGCCAGTGTTGGCGGAAAACCAAAAGCAACAACTTGATTCCAGCACACACATACAGAATTTAGATAAAGGATCTCATTATGAAGAACCTGGCCGCGAATTGGAGTAATAGAAACATTTTCTAACCATAAACCAGCAGTATCTAACAACGGTTCCTTTTTTAAGATTGTGCCTATGTATATATGGTTTGAAGTATAAAGAGCTATTTTTTGCCCTTGAGCTGCTTCGGGAAAATCTATAACATTGCTCATTGCAAAGTCACCTCCTCTCAGGCTCATTATAACATAGTTCGAAAGGTGGTGCAATAAATGAAATGAGGCACAATGCGAAAGATAGTGCGTGAGTGAAAGGAGGTGAGAAAACGCAGGGGAGGGATGTGATTATAAAGACAAACAATGTAAAAAGTCAACAACCTGAGCTTCAACATCAGGACGTTGACTTGGAAAAGCTTTTAATGTTGGCGGATGAGCACTTCACCGCCTTCCTTGATAACGTCATAGTATCGAATAGCTTGCACGATAAGTATGTTAAGAACCTTTAGTTGTTTCTCTGTGAAATTTGCTTGAGAATAAATTGCTTGAATTTCTGGGTCTTCAGCATATTCATCTAGCGCTATACGAATTTTATCGGCTTGTTCTTTTTGAAGAACCATTGTTTTTCACCTCCGTTCTTTAGATACTCAGCCTTGGCAGAGGCCTGTATTTAAAGTATAGGAGAAAATGAGGCAAAATGCAAGAGCAAAAAAAGCGCCCTGCCGACAATAGCCAACAGAGCAAAAAAAGGAGGTGAACAAAACGAGCGAGCTTGAAAAGCAATTAAATGATGTTCTTGGCGAAGAAAAAACCAAGGCTGTTATGCAAGATTTAGCCTTGGTTATTGCCAAATATAATCTGGTTAAATCGCCAGAAATATGTAAGTTGCTGTTTGATTATATGGTGGTTGTTACAAAAGGCTGGAATTTGGTATAAAGTGGACAATTCTCAGGATTTGGGCAAAACATCACTATAGGCGAAACAGGGGTAATATTTACGGTTTTATACCTTTGGTTGATGGTCAATGTATTTTAACTGATGAAAAACATTACGTGCTTGACAAACCTTGCAAACGTTATGAAGTATAAAAAGTGCCCTGCCAGCGGCAACCGACAGGGCAAAGGGCAGAAACCCAAAAAATATTAACTATTCTGATTTTATCCTATTTTAGGGCAAAAGTCAATGGTCTTTAGGCAATATTGTAAGCATTGTCACATAAAAATTTATAAAAATTTATCCGAAAGGAGCCGTGTCAATATGACTAAGGTAAGTGTTTATTTGGTGTCTTATGACGAAAACGGCAATAGAGTCGAAACTCTTTGGGATGATTTAACCAAAGCTGAACAACGTGCTTGGCACGAAAGGGCACTAGATCAAATGATGGGTACTTTGGGTTATAGGAGAGCCTCGTCGGAAGAAGCTGCTTTGGCAGACGCTATCTAACCACCTAAGGGCATAGTCTTATAAATATATAGGCTGTGCCTATTTTATAAATGGACAAGCATTATTAAAAGGAGGCGGCAAAAATATGAACATAGACTTGGGCAAGAAATGTCAGCAAATCCAATGCTGTAAATGTGGCCAAAATTGGGTAGTTGCCAAAGGTCAGCAAATAGGCGTAAAGGCCAGTGGTTATGTTTGCCCCTGGTGCAGCAGCAAAAAACGGAAAGGAGAAGAAAATGCAGAAAAGTAAATTAATGGCCGTTGGTATGCTGGTGTGTGCTTTGTCCGGCTTTGGTTTGGGGATGTTAGATGTTCAGGCCGCCTTACTGCCAAACAATCCGAACACGGTAGAAATCGTGCCGGATTTGGCGGTATATTCGCCGGAGCCAGAAGCCGCAACCCCTGCACAACCGGCGGTGGAGCCAGCTAAGCTTTACACTGAAGCTGATGTGGAAATGCTGGCCCGGCTTATCTACACCGAGGCCCGCGGGGTGAGAAGCAAAACTGAGCAGGCGGCGGTTGTGTGGGTAGTTCTAAACAGGCTGGACAACCCCAACCGCTTGCAGAAAACCATTGCTGAGGTTGTATGTGCGCCGTATCAGTTTGATTACCGCCCTTGGGCGCCGGTGACAGATGAATTTAAGGCGTTGGCTGCGGACGTTATGGAACGCTGGCAGGCCGAGAAGAGCGGGGTTGAAGATGTTGGCCGGGTGCTGCCGCCGGAGTATCAGTATTTTGAGGGTTGGGGCGGCCGCAACTGGTTCAGCGCAAAGTGGAAGTCGCAGGAGTATTGGGGCTGGGGGTTGGCCAGTCCTTATGAGGATTGATAAGGTGATAACAAATGAAACCGATGTTGATGAACACCGAAATGGTAAAAGCCATTTCGGCTGGGCGTAAGAGTGTAACAAGGCAGCTGATAAAGCCACAGCCTTATAATGTTTTGTATAACGGCATTTTGCAACAGGGCGAAATTGAGGACGGCGAAGTTTTGCTTACTCTAAATAAAGACAACATAACAGAAATGCTTATTCCTCCTTATCAGGCTGGCGATGTGCTTTATGTGAGGGAAACGTGGTGCAAAGGCAGCTTAAACGGTGGTGCAGAGCAGTATTTTTACAGGGCTGATGATAATGATTTTCATTGTCAGTGGCGCCCAGCAATCCATATGCCAAAAGAGGCAGCAAGAATTTTCTTGCGTGTTATTGGGGTTAGGGTTGAGCGTCTGCAGGACATTACTGTGAATGGCATTTTGCAGGAGGGTATAGATTTTGATATAGAAACCCCGATAGCCTCTTGGAGGAACTTTATAGACCTTTGGGAGAGTACACTTAAAAAACCTAACATCTATAAATACGGCTGGGACGCTAATCCGTGGGTGTGGGTTATAGAGTTTGAGCGTATCAGCCAGGAGGAGGCTATAAAAAATGCGTGATATATTATTCCGCGGCAAGCGGATAGATAATGGTGAGTGGGTTTATGGTTATCTTATAGCGCCTGAATTTGCTCCAAACAAAAAGTACATTGGTCATTTATTTGCTGAGGACGACCACGATGTTGACGTTGCCGAGGTTGACCCTGAAACGGTTGGGCAATTTACTGGCTTATATGATAACAACGGCCTAAAGATTTTTGAGGGCGATATTATGTTTCTAAAATCGGAACTTGAACAAAGATATGGTATTGTTGAGTTTGGAGAATATGTCAAAAAGAACAAACAAAAAGAAGTCGGTTTTTTTGTTCACTGGAACCTTTCTTGTTTAAGAACGGATATTGGCTATTGGGCTAATCAAGCTAATTGCGAAGTTGCTGGTAACATTCACGATAACCCAGAACTTATGGAGGTAAAACAAAATGACAATTAAAGAAGCCATCCGGATTTTAGACCCGGAAAGCAGCAAAGAGGCATTGCTGCCTTATGCTTATGATAGTTACCAGCGGCGGAAAGTCGTTGATGAGGCTTGCAGAGTTGCGGTTGATGAGCTGCGCAAGCAGCAGTGGATAAGCGTTAAGGACAGGCTTCCGGCAGTGCAAGGCTGGACTTTAACGGCTTTCGAAGAGCGTTCACATTCTGACAATGTTCTTGCAACAGATGGTACTGACGTTTATTTTGGCTATTTTATTGCTTGCGGCGGCTTTGATGCCAAGAAAAATAAAAAAAACATAATATTTGTTGGTGTTGATGTAGACATTTCTGAGGATGACTATCAAGAATATAACGTAACTCACTGGCAACCTATGCCAGAGCCGCCAAAGGAGGGTGTCGAAAATGCGTAACATAATCCTTGAGAACTGGCAGGAGATTTTCTGTCTGGCCTGCGGCGTTAGCTTTTTGCTGGGCTGTTATATTGGGTGGCTGATGTAAATGCAGATTAAATTCACCGTCCTAGGTGAGCCGCAGGGCAAAGGGCGGCCAAAGTTCAGCCGTCAGGGCGGGTTTGTCAAAACCTATACACCAGATAAAACAGTTTTGTATGAGAACCTTATCCGCACTGAATACCTGCGGCAGTGCCCCGGCCAGAGGTTTGCGGATAAAGAACCGCTGGCAATGCACATCAGGGCCTATTACAGTATTCCGGCCAGCGCCAGCAAGAAGCGGCAGGCTGCTATGGAGGCCAGGGAGATTCGGCCGGTGAAGAAGCCGGACGCAGATAACATAATTAAGGTAGTGGCGGACAGCTTAAATCAGGTAGCATACAGAGATGACGCAGATATTGTTACAGTTGCGTTAGAAAAGTTTTACAGCCGGCAGCCGCGGATTGAAGTGGAGATTGAGAGTTTAGAGGAGTGAATGTAATGGTAAAAATTAATAAGCTGGAAATTGAGAATGTAAAGCGGATAAAGGCGGTGCAGCTGGAGCCTAACGCGTCGGGCCTAACCGTGATTGGCGGGCGGAACCGGCAGGGCAAAACCTCGGTTATTGACGCTATCGCCTGGGCGTTGGGCGGCGACCGTTTTCGGCCAAGCCAGGCGCAGCGGGAGGGGGCTTTAACGCCGCCGGATTTGCGGGTTGAGCTGGACAACGGCCTGATTGTGGAGCGGCGGGGCAAAAACAGCGAGCTTAAAGTGACCGACCCCTCCGGCCGCCGGGGCGGGCAGCAGCTGCTAAATGAGTTCGTGGAGCAGTTGGCCCTGGACTTGCCTCGCTTTATGCAGGCCAGCAGCCGGGAAAAGGCTAACACGCTGCTGCAAATAATCGGGCTGCGGGAACAGCTGGCCGCCCTGGAGGGGCAGGAGCAGGATTTATATAACCGCCGGCGGTCTATTGGTCAGATTGCTACTCAAAAAGCCAAATATGCCGAGGAGTTGCCATTTGACCCAACCGCGCCCACGGAGCCGGTGAGCGTATCCGAGCTTATCCGGCAGCAGCAGGAGATATTGGCCCGGAACGGTGAGAACCAACGCAAGCGGGCGCAGGCGGCCAGCTTGCAGGCAGAGAAGGAGCGGCTGCGGCGGCAGTTAGCGGAATTGCAAGCCCAGTATGATGAGGTTTGCCGCAGTCTGGAAATTGCGAATAAATCGGCGGCGGCTTTGCTGGATGAATCCACCGCCGAGCTGGAGGAAAACATTGCCAATATCGAGCAGCTGAACCGCCGGGTGCAAAGCAATCTGGACCGGGAGCGGGCCTTAGACGAGGTGGCGCAGTATCAGGCGGAATATGACGGGCTGAGCGAGGCTCTGGAGCAGTGCCGGCAGGCCAAGCTTGATTTGCTGGCCGGGGCGCAAATGCCTTTGCCCGGCCTTTCGGTGGCGGAGGGGGAGCTGGTATACCAGGGGCAGCGTTGGGATAATATGTCGGCCTCGGAGCAGCTGCGGGTGGCGGTGGCCGTGGTGCGGCGGCTGAACCCGAAATGCGGCTTTGTGCTGCTGGACAAGTTGGAGCAGATGGATTTGCCCACGCTTCAGGAGTTCGGCAGTTGGCTGGAGGCCGAGGGGTTGCAGGTTATCGCCACCAGGGTGAGCACTGGCGGCGAGTGTAGCGTGATTATTGAGGACGGTTATATTAAGGAGCCAGAGGCGACGGTTCAGCCAGCCCCGGCGACAAAATTAGATTGGAAAGCGGGTGTATTTTAATGGAAATTTGCAGAGGAAAAATTGGCGGAGCGCAAAAGATGGTGCTGTATGGGCCGGAGGGGATAGGCAAAAGCACCTTTGCGGCGCAGCTGCCGCAGCCGTTATTTATCGACACGGAGGGCGGTACCAGGCATTTGGATGTGCAGCGGTTTGCGGAGCGACCCAGCAGTTGGACGCTGCTGCTGGAGCAGGTGAAATATGTGCAGAGCCACCCGGAGGTGTGCCGGACGTTGGTTATCGACACGGCGGATTGGGCGGAGGCCCTTTGCGTGCGGCATATCTGCGACAAGGCGCAGTTGGGCGGCTTGGAGGATTTTGGCTATGGTAAGGGTTACGTTTACTTACAGGAGGAATTTGCCCGGCTTTTGCAGCTGTTGACCGATTTGGCTGAGGGCCGGGGCGTGAATGTGCTGCTGACAGCCCACGCGGCTATGCGCAAGTTTGAGCAGCCGCAGGAGATGGGCGCTTATGACCGCTGGGAGCTGAAGCTGAGTAAAAAGGTGGCTCCGCTGGTTAAGGAGTGGGCGGATTTGCTGCTGTTTGCTAATTACGAGGTGATTACGCTGACGGATACTAACAGCAAGCGGAAAACGGCCACGGGCGGCGAGCGAGTGATGTTTGCCACGCACCACCCTTGCTGGGATGCGAAAAACCGGCATGGACTGCTACAGGAGCTGCCCTTTACCTTTTCCTCCATTGCGCACTGCATCCCGGAAATAAGGGGGGAAGGACAGGGAACATTTACCCCGCCGGCAACTCCGGATAAACCAAGGCAGCCAGAAGGGAACTGTTATGCCAGGGATGAAGAAATGCATCCCTCCCATGGAACAGCAGACAGAGGAAGAGATGTTGTGTCAAATGCAAAGAAGGCTCCGACAGAGAATTCAGAGGCAGCGGCGCAGAGAATTCCAAAGAAGCTGCTGGATTTGATGAATTCCTATCATGTTGTGATCGAAGATGTGACTGGGGCAGTAGAAAAGCGCGGTTATTATCCGAAAGGGACACCAATAACAAATTACGAACCTGCATTTATCGAGGGGGTGCTGGTTGCTGCGTGGCCAAAGGTTTATGAGATGATCAAAGAGAA